TTGCAGGACATTCTTGATAAGCTGCCTTGCTTCATCGGAAATCAAGTGCTGACCATCCAAAAACTTGCAGATAGCTATACATGCTTGTATATGGAATATTATACTAGGTCTATGATAAATATTACAGAGAGTAAAGAACTCATTGATGCAGCATACGATATGTTGTGCTGGTGTATTGAAAACGGATATGTTAAAGTTGGAAAGGAGGAATAACTATGGAAAATCATTTTAAAAATGTATTCGGTGTATATGATGGTTTACATACTGATACTTTAAGGCATATTCCCGAAATTAGTTTTTATAACCATAACTACTATATAGGATTGAAAAGGGGAAACAGTACGATACATGATTTGCTTTTTGCAGTAAGTAATGATGATAATCTTACAGATTGGTATATCGTTCTTGGAAATTGTATCAAATATATTGGATATGAGTATTCAGACGAAGGAGTGATTAATTTATCGGAGGAATAACTATGGGATTTACAACACCGTGTTTTATACGCAAAAACACACAGGAACTTCGGAGAGGGCTGGAAGAATTGGGGTATGAAATACTTAATTCTGGTAATACAACCTTAGATGCACATAATTATGACGGCAATGGAAGTCATAAAAGCATTGAAGAAGGAAGAGCAATCATAACATCTTATGGGAATTTATATGGGGTGATATATAATGTAGATACTGTCACTAAGAAAGGAAGTATTGATTGCGGAGCGAACGAGGAACTTTTCCTGGCTATCGCTGCATTGAGGGATGATACGGACAAGTACCAATGGTTTATCGATGGGGATTTATGGTTTAAATGTGATGATGAAGTATGTAATGAAGGTAGAAAAATCCACAAAGCTACCGTAGACGAATTGATTGAACATTTTAAAACAGAGGAGGAACAATGAAAGCAAGAATAAAAAGAAAAATTCAAAAAAGACCATTCCTATACAATGTAGGACAAGTTTTTAAAGCTTGTGATTGGCTTACTGAAATTCAGCGTGGAAATATGGCTTGGCGTAGGTATCGTTCATTCGGTACTATTATTAAATCAAAAAATTAAAAAAAAAGAAGGAATAGATGGAAATAAAGAACATAACCGTTTCTGTATGAAACATAAAAACAAAAGGATGAAAAATGAAAAGAATAATTACTGTCCAAGATATGATTGACGAATTAATGTTAGTTGTCAATAAGGATGCTGAAATAAATATTGTAATGAATACAGGAGATTACCAAACTGAATACATTCCAGATTTGTATGATTTTTCCGTCATTGACTTTACTGATGTGCATCCTGATGATGGGAACTCGGAAAATAAAGTAGTAATAGAAATGTTTCGTTAATTGGATGGAAGTAGAAAACACTCTTATAAAAAGAAAACTTATATGAAAGTAGGATTGATTGATGCGGATTTATTAGATAACGGAACCACATTCCCCAATCTTGCCATAATGAAAATGTCCGCGTTCCTTAAATCAAAAGGTATTCATACGGAATTATTGATGGATGGAAACAATATTGATTCCTATGATGTTATTACCGTATCAAAGGTGTTTACATCCACAAACGAACCAAGTTTCATACATGGATATAAGGGAAGTGTGATGTATGGGGGAACGGGATGGTATATGGGAAATGCTCATGATAACAGCTTCAATGATATAAGATATGAGGATTTGCACGATCTTCCTAATACAAAACTGTTTAACGGTTTGTTATGGGGAACACAGATGCCCGATTATCATATATATGATTCCTTTATTGAAACGATAAAGCGAAAAGGTAAATTGAAGGCGTATCATTCGTCCTATACCGATTTTTCCATAGGATTCCTTACAAGGGGGTGTTTCAGAAAATGCCCGTTTTGCGTAAACAGAAACGAAAGCAAGGTATTCAAATATTCGGAGTTGTCCGATTTCCTAGACAGCGACAGAAAGGTAATATCACTTCTTGATGATAATTTCCTTGGATATGCAGGATGGGAGGATGACCTTACAGAGTTGCAAGCAACCGGGAAACAGTTTCAGTTCAAACAGGGTCTTGACATAAGACTTCTTACTCCTAACAGGGCTTCCATGTTATCCAAGAGCAAATATTACGGTGACTATACATTTGCATTTGACAATATAAAGGACAAGGATGTTATTTCAAGAAAACTTGATTTATGGAGAAACATTACAGACAAGTCAACCAAACTTTATCTGTTTTGCGGATTTGGAATCGGTACAAGCAGAGAGTTGCTTATAAAAGACATTCTTGAACTGTTTGAAAGGATAGAGATACTTATGAGATACAAATGTCTTGGATATGTCATGAGATACAAGGATTACGCTCTTCATCCCATGTCAAACATATATGTGCAGATTGCAAGATGGGTAAACCAACCAAGTTTCTATAAGAAAATGTCATTTAGGCAATTTTGCGAGTTAAACCAAAAGGGAGTACAGAAAGAATGTATGTCTATGAGAACATTAAAATTCATGTATGACGAATTTCCTGAATACAGGAGTAGACTTGACCATTATTTTAACATGAAATATGAATAATTTTAAACTATATATCGCCCGTGACGAAGGCAAATGGGATGAAGATGTAGAGAAGGAAGGGGAGCTAAATCTTTTCTATGATACACCGGAACTTCTGTTTGATATAGACGAACGAATATCATATTGGGGTAATTCCCGAAAGATAGCGAATATTCCCTCTTATATGTATCCTCAAATCAAGGATAAAGAGTGTTATGTTTTCAACAATCTTGAGTTATACAAAAGTTTTAACTAATAATAGAGAGGATAGGCAGTTAGCCTATCTTCTCTTTTCGTATTTTCTTTTCATTTTTCTTCTTTCCACCCGTGTCATTCCCATGCTTTGAGCAATACCGAACAGGATTTCCTTTTCCGAATCGTTAAGCATATCATATACTTCTTCTTTGCTTTTTCCGCTAATCATAGCCATAAAAATCTTTTTCATAATGATTTATTTTAGTTTTTTCTTACAACAATCGCAAATCTCGTCTTTTATAGGCTTTGTAAATAAAGCACCTACATATCCTGCAAGATATCCGGCTTCTTCTGATGAAGGCTTTATGCCGTAATAGTCAATTATATGACCAATCATGTGTTGTTTTTCATGCTCCAGTGTATTCATAAATTCTTCATCAGACGTACTGTGACTGATAATAATTACAGTACACTTGTCGTTTGAATATGTGACACCATAATTGTATTTTTCAGTCTTTATCTTATCCGTTATCCTGTTCAGCAAATGAAAAGGACAGCCAATATATTCCAGTCTGTATATCGCTCTTAAATAAGAGTATTTATCCACAGAATAGAATACATCAACCGTCCAATCATATTCCTCAATGTATAGTCTTTGGCGTACCATAGCAATCAGATATAATCCTCCCAAGAGAAAGGTGTTCCACAGGCTATACACTTTGCGTAATACTCGTCAAGAGCACGGGTAGGGCTTCCGTCAACATCGTCAAGATAGTCTTTTACAAACATACAGGCATATTGCTCATTGACTATGGATGAACCCATATAGTCGGCACGTACCATATTCAATACATAAACCTTGTTGTATTCCACATCATTCTTCAACTCAACATTGAATTGCTTCATTAATGTTTCCACTTGATCCTTGTCATACGGGTGTATTTTGTTTCCGTTCCTGTCTTTCATTTTGGAAACGGCATATTCACATAATTTCTTAGAGAAGTTCCATCCGTGTTCCGCAAGATATTTTTCCATTCCCGAAGGAAGTTTCTCATATACATCTAATCTCGTTCTTTCCATAGCTTTTGTTTTTAAAAAGATAGCCCGTAGCAAACCACTACGGGCTTAAACCAATTTAATTAGCGTCTACGTCTGGCGTAAGGACCAGTACCTTTGACTCCGCGTCTTTCTCCGTACTCATCATCATCATCCCACATTCTTTCGCCATAACCGCCTCCACTTCGTCCGCCACGTCCGCCACGTTCACCATAGCGATCTTCCATTTCTTCCATAGCGTCACGATAACCTTCTTTATACGCTTTTTCTAATTCCCGGTCCATATCTTCACCTTCAAAGCTACGGCCCATTCCATATACTTTCCAACCCATAGTATTTATTTTTTATTGTTGTTGTTATTATTATTGTTTGTATGTTGCACGTCAGGCAATTTGATACCAGAAGCAGCAAGTTGTGCAAGTATATCCTTTATCTGTGACAATTCACCTTTAAGTTCCTTCATCTCCTTGTCCTGCTGTGCCTTTTCGGCAAATGCAGGATTCAACGCTGTAAGCATCTCATCGCAGCTTTTGATTACTTTCTGATGGTATTCCACAGATTCCACAACCCTTACACTACTTATTTTCATTGCTTCTATCTCTGCATTGATGGCATCCTTGCTTTCCGATACAACCACATTTCCGCCTACTTGGGAAAAGTCTGCTATACTAAGATTGGCTGGCAACTTTTGAAAATCAAGAGTATCATCTCCAACCTTAACTTTCACATCCACAACCATTTCATTTTGCGGAAGAGGATATGCTGTATATCCGTTCTGATATTTAGGAACAGGATTTGAAACACTTACCACAGTGCCCACATCACATCTTGGGTTTTCCCCTTTATGCAATATGAAAAACTGCTGTCCTTGTCGTATTGATTGAAACATACTTATTCTAACTTTTTAATATCATTTTACAGTGCTTCTAGCCTGTGCGGCAGTAGCAGGTGCAACGATATGATTAACTACTTGAAATATCCCATTACATTTGTCGTAATAGACAAAGTATTTATTGCCTTGTGAAATCTCACTTGATGGCATTTGATCTCCAGAACCGTTTACCAAAGGAACCTTGCTTGTGGATGTTGATGTGGTATTTGTCAGTGTGGTAGCCACAGAAACAAGATACCCGTCAGATCCGGCAGCAGGAACATGATTTACACTCAAGAGCAAAATACCTTGATTTGGCAATCGCCTGAACAGGCACGGGCTAATACCATAGATAACCTCTGAATTTGTCGTGTCTGTTGTTACAGAAGATGTCCGAACAAACGGTATCCCTCCAAAGTCAAGTCTATGTACCCCTCTGAAACGGTTAGCATTATATCCCATCATATAAGGATTAAAAAAATAACTCATAACTTTTCCCTTTCTTTAGAATTTTACTAGGTAATTATATACGATTAATTATACACGTACATATTGACGCTTCACCGCCCCGGCTACTGCCGACCACTCCACGTCCCCAACCCCTTCTACCAAGGGTGATACTAATTTTGTTAAATAGTGTTTAATTGGTTGTAAATGCCATTCATTATTTGGCATCGGGATAAGAGTTTCTGACCTGTAATTTATATACAAGTCAAAGAACTCTTAACTACACTTTAGCAATTGCAACCACAGTTGTCACCAGCAGCATAACCTGCACCAAAACCAGCCATGAACGGATAACCTCCATAGCAACAATTTGGGTTAGGCACAAAATATGCTGGAACCGGGCACGGAGCCTTAAGTTGTCCAACTATATTTGCAGTCTGAGCCTGTTGAGAAGCAGCCAGAGCCAAATTGCTGTTTTCCTGTCTAAGTGCATCTATCTTGTTTTGCATTTCACGCATTTCAAGCTGACAGAATTTATCATTGATGATAGCTGTTTGAGCGTCTATCTTTGCGCCAAGAATGTTAAACTGAGTGTTCGCATTGCTTGTCAAAGTATTAGTCTGCTCTACAGTAGCCAAACGGCTATCACATCCTTGACGTTCAATAGCTGTACGGATATCACAGCAGCAAGAAGCAAGCTGAGAACCGATAGCTGCACTATTGGACTGAATTGAGTTGATGATCTGTTGAGAGGAAAGACCTACCTGATTACCAACTTGCTGAATCTGTCCTTGAATTTGGCAGATAGCATTCTGCAACTGTTGAGTAGAGCAGTTCAAAGAACTAGCCAACTGATTGATAGCTGTTCCGTTTCCTTGAATAGCGTTCATCAACAATTCACGTCCTGCTTCATTGTTCAATTGAGCAGGGATTCCGTTTGCTCCATTGCCAAACCCGTTACCGAATCCGTTACCACCCCACAGGAAGAAGAGCAGGATAATCCAGATCCAATAACAACCAGCACCACCCCAAGCGTCTTGATTTTTGTTACCATTCATCAAGGCAGCTACAAGATTGGGGTCTAATCCTTTATTCTGCAACAGTGCAGGAATCATTGACATAATACCTGCGCTTTCTCCAGCGGCAGGATTGTCGAACATAAAAATTTTGTCTGAACCCATAATATTGTAATTTAATGTGTGTGTATTATAACTCCCGTAAAGACTGTGCACTCATCTTTACGAGTGTAAATTTACAACATGGATTTCCTAAACAAAAATGGCATTAAGGAACAAATGGACACTTGATAAATAAGTTATAACAAAATGTTATAATTATATATTTTCTGATTGTGTCAAATCAAATTTATAAAGTTATATAACATAATATTACATTCTATCTTTTCTTTGTATTTATTTGCATATTTAACTTTTTATCGTTATATTGCAAAAGAATCAAAGAAAAGGAGGCTGTATGAAAAAGTCAATGAATTTTCTAGAGTTTATACAGATTGTAAAGGATGAAAATGCTTGTTATGATCTGTACGAACAATGGAAATGGGGTGACAAAGTTGTTTCTCCATTTGATCCCACCTCCAAGGTTTATAAGTGTAAGAACCATAAGTATAAATGCAAGAATACAAACAGGTATTTCACAGTAAAAACAGGAACGTGTTTTGCAAATAGTAAGATTCCTTTTACTAAATGGTTCTATGTTATGTGGTTATTTGCTCAAGGGAAAAGAGGCATATCTTCCTATCAGGTATCTAGAGATATTGATGTTTCTCAAAAGACCGCATGGCGTATGTTACATAAGATACGTAAGGCTATGACAGGAGAAAACGACTACTATCTTGAAGGAGAAGTTGAGATTGATGAATCATTTGCAGGTGGAAAAAATGCAAACCGACATAAGGATAAAAAAGTGGAGAGATGCCAGGGGAGAAGTTTTAAAGACAAAGTTCCTGTTTTTGGACTAATAGGCAGAAATGGGGATTTGGTTGCCAAAGTAGTAAGCGGAACAGGTTCATCCAAGCTGCTTCCAATTATAAGAAAGTATGTTGAAGAAGGAAGTACAATATATACTGATGGATGGGATTATGGCGAAGTATCCGAAATGTACAACCAAATATCTGTAGATCACGGGCATAAATATTATGGTATTACTTATTACAATGATAATAAAGAAACGGTGATGATTACTACCAATACGATAGAAAACGCTTGGTCTGTTTTCAAGAGGATATACGCCACATATTATCATATAAGCAAGAAATATATGCAACGCTATGTAGATGAATTTGTCTTTAGATTTAATACCAGAAAACTTAGCGATTCTGACAGATTTAGATTACTTTTGCAATACTTAGATATAGGAGATTACAGATATGCAGGATGATAAGAAAGAAAAGCCAAAGGACGAAAAGAAAAAGAAGAATAAATACATCGTAAAAGATGGAGATGGGAACATCATGGATGTGGAAGTTCCTGAATCATGGATAAAGATTCTGGAAGCAATGAATAAGGGGGAAAAGAAAAAATGAATACCTTTTCTGAAAAATTATTTATTTTTATTTGGTTAAACAAATATAATTTCATATCTTTGTTGCGTAAAACAGTTGGATATATTAAATATTCTATCTAGTTTTGCGACATCGGAAGAATAAAGGAAGAAAATGCTGGGCAACCACCTTGTGATCCCCAGCATCCGCTAATTAATTTAGTCGAGTTGACGAAATTTTAAATACAACTCAATTATCCTTAGTAGGATATTAATTAGCTTAAGAAATTTTCTTATTTTCATGAAAAAAAACTAAATTAAAAAGCAAGAAATAGATTGGACCCTTTTTCTTGCTTTTTTTACATACAAATGTAAGACTATTTGCTTTAATATGCAAATATTTAATAATAATAGTTAAATAAAACGGACTTATACCTTGTTTTACAGTCTGTTTAAACTTCCCTCAAATAACGATCTAATGGTTGTTTTATATATCTGTTTATAAATTAGTAGAGCTTCTACTATAATCTATCTCTTTCATATAGGAGTCGTTTTTTTTATTTCTTGTATAATTTGGCAATATTAATCATGATAACACATTTGACTGCTACATTAATTTCATTGTATAAAATGGCTCTCTAATATCTTTGCACACCTGTTTAATTTTGTAATTTTATTTTACTAAAAGCATATTCTTCAAATAGTTAACATTACATAAAAATAACTTAGATTTAATGCGATAAAAATATAAGTTTATATTTTTGTGCAAAAATTAATATTATTAGATTATGCACAGCCGAATTTGTTTATTATGCGCCTCTTTACTTATAGGTGTTTCTGTCTATGGACAAAGTTTGAAAATAAACGAAGTAGACAAATTTTCCAAAGAGAAAAAAGTATATACTTCTTTTGAAAAAATATCTTCTGAATCTGTAATGATGGTATCTCCTATTGGGAAAAACATTTGGTTACGTTTTGCACATGATCATGGATTGGATTTTGCCCAGTTAAGATGGTGCAGTAAAGAAGTCTTATCCGTTGATTCTGATGCTGATATTGTATTTCTTGACAAAGATGGAAATACTTACAATTTTAAAAACAAAGATTATACTTTATCTACACCTGGAGGTGGGGCTGTCGTTGCTTTTGGAATGAATCTGCTTGGAGTTGAATTAACTTTGATTGGAAACTGTTCGGTTTTCAAAGATAAAACAATGACTGCTATTAGGATTTATACCAATGATGGATATTACGATTTTGATATAAAAGAAAAGAACGCAAAGAAACTAATTAAGACATATTCACTATTTGAAAAAGCATTGAAAAAATGAAGATTGTAAAATTTGGAACAGCAGCATTAATAGCCTTTGTTGGATGTGTTTTAAAAGTTTGTATGTTAATTATCGGACTGTTTAATTTTAGTATAGTAACTCCAACAATAAATACTATAGCAGATATTATTTCTTATTCTCTCATTGGATATTTCTTCATTATATTATATCTAAAAATAGGATGGAAGATAAATTGGGATCAAACAAAAAAGGGAGCATAACTACACTCCCTTTTTGTTATCTTAGCAACTTGAAATATGGAACAAGTATAACCATTTGTTATAACGATTTGTAATGGTGTCAATTTGTTCCTTAATACCTAAATTATTATGTAACCCTAATTTGAGTTTCAAATTGAAAAAAGGTGCTGTTATGTCTGACTATATTTCCACGACAGCTGGACCAGAATGTGATATGCTCATTTCTCCAAGGTTATATGAAAGTATCAGACATTTTAATGTCATGTCGTATCAAATTTTTCCAGTCATAATAGACTCTTGTAAAGATAAGCTAGAATATTTATGGCTGCATTTTTACGGACTTGCTTTCATAGATTCAATAGACTACAAGAAGTCATCATTCATCAGAACAGAATGGACTATTCCACAAGTCCCGATTGAATTGGAGTCTTTCAGTCAATATCAACAATTAAAATTAAAGGATAAGTCTGGGGCTTGGGGGGTTACTTTTGATTCGCTTATACTGCGTGATAATAGTACAATTTGGGATCTATTCTTTCCATTTCCATTCGATAGTACTATATTTATATCTGAGAGGTTAGCAGAAGAGTTATTTAAATCCAATTATACGGGTTTATCAATAGAACAGACTAATAGAATAATTTCTATGTTGTAAAACTTACCGCAGAAAAATCGGGGTAGTATTTTTTATGGTTTATAGTCGGCAAAATATCTGCATAATGGAAAGATTAACTACAAAAGATAGATTGTTATTGGTAGGATTATTCCTATTGGAAGCAATAATCATGTTTTGCATTGTTCCCAAAGCCAATGCAGATGAAATTAGCGTACAGGTAGAGTTAGTACTTGGTTTATCCTTAGCACTAATGATAAGTCTGGCGATATTGATAAAGCATAATAGAGGTAAGTGTAAGACTATGCTTTCTATCTTTATCGTATGCGCTGCGACTTATCTTCAAATATTCTACTGTTCTCTGTTTTATGAATGGGGTGTTGTCATTTGTGTGACATTGCCTGTATTTCAACTGACATTTGGCTTTTTGATATCCAAATTCTCCCAGAGTATAACGGACTTATGTACAGGCTGCTCCAATTTGATGTTTTCTACTATATGGGCCAATCAAATGGTTGGTTTCTTATGGTTTCATCATGAATCCAGCGACCTTGAAACGGTGGGAATAGCGAGTGCGTGTGCTCTTGTCGGTGTAGTGATTGTGTTTATGATATCGACCATTATGATAATGAAATTCAATCCAAAAGTTCCTTGACAACTATGAATTTACCGATAAGTGGATGGTTAGGAGCAAAGGGGAAATTCAGGTAAGGTTTGGAACAAACAATGGAAAAGATACGAAAATAGATGGATATAGCAACAAGCCATCTATATAACTGAATCACAAAAGAAAAGCTGATAATTACAGACTAATGAATGGTATTATTTTGTAGATTTGTAGACTAATCAAAGAAAAATAGGAACCATGTATAACGACGTATGAAAAAGAAACGCGCAAAAAAATACTGTAAAAAGGTAGAATCATCAGAAAGTACTTCAAAATACTTGTCATTATGGCTTCTTTTGCCAATCCTCTTCTTCTGCCGATGGGGGATAAAAATAAATCAAAATACTCTGATTGAGGTTGGATGGTGGTGGTACATTCTCTGTGCCATAATTGGTTTGGCTATTGGTATAATACGACTTATTCGAGATAAAGAAATTATCTGGAATTGGAAAGAATACTTGGGTGCTATTTTCTATTCTTTTATACATTCGGCAATGGGATTGATAATAGGTGTGCTGCTAATCTTTGGTGTTGAAATAGCGAATTACTATATTCCGTCCGAGTATAAATATTACAATGAATCAGCAACTATAATTAACAAAGATTTCAGTTCTCTTTATAGAGCAGGACTTCATTTTGATGTAGAATTTCATTTTGAAAATAAAGAGCTTGGAGTAATAGCAATTGATTTTGGAAACGACTTCTATAAGCAAGCTGAAATTGGTGATAGATACACCTTCACCTTCCAAAATGGTTTCTTTAATATTCCTATCATAAAGGGTAAAGTCAAACTAGAATAACAGAGTAAACAAAGCCCAGTTATTAAGCTTTTCATTAAAAGAGACGAATACAACAGACATTATAATAATCCGCTTTTGATAAATCAAGGATGAACAGTAAGGAATACAATAAAATGGTTGCAGATGCAAGGCGTGGCGTGAGTCGTAAATTTGGCTTTCGCCAGAGTTCCTATATCAACTTCAAAGTTGAAGGAGGCTATTTTTTCTGTCTGTATTTTCATACTAATGAAGCCAAACTTACTGTCAAGCCGATGTATGCCGATGAATTATGGTGGGATATATGGGACGCATCCGAAAACAAAATGGAGCCGTTGAGTCTGCGCGGAACCGGTGCTTATTCTCTGTCGGGGCAAATCCTGGCCTCATACGAAATCCCGAAAACGACCAACTTGAATGAGCTTACCAATCTTTTTGAGCAGGTATTTCAAGGCGCAGCTATTGTAATGTCGAAATTTCTGACTGACAACCCTGATGCTGCCCTTTTCTATCCCGATGAATCGAATATGGATCATGATCCAGACAGACTTCTTTATCTTATTGCCCTAATCCACAACGGCAGAAAGAACGAGGCGTTGGATATAATAAAGGAAGCGCGCAAGAACAAGCATTGCTGTATGTTCAAAAGTGGAATGTTTAGTGACAGTTACACGTATATCCGCCGTTGGTGCAAGCAGGAGCAAACAGGCATGCGGATACGACATACTTTTGTTTCCATTTTCAATAGCCTTGCCAAGACAAGGGCATACGCATTGATGGTACTCGGCAGAATTACCAAAAAAATCTGAGAAGTACAATTCATCATGGATTGTACTTCTATCGTAATATATAGTACAAAATCTAAGTTGTCTAACTATTCTAAAGTAAAATAAGCAATAAAAGAATATCTTATTCACTATTAATATACCATATTGTCAATATCTTTCCCTCATTTAGTCAATCGTATCTTTTCGTGGTAGAAATAATTTACGATAACCGGCTTGCCTTTTTCCGATCGCCCGTAAGGCAAATCATTTATTCTATATGGAAATCCCTGTGCCTTGGCGTATTGGGAAATATCCTGTTCCAATGCCTGCCAGTAATCAAGCCTCTTTTTGTTGTATATTTCTTCGTATAACGGAAAGAGGTCGGGATGCTTCTCACGGATATACGTCATTATCCCTCCCTTGAACTGCCCGCGCAGATTCAGGTTTTCGAGCCATATCAAATCGGCATATCCTTTCACTTTCTCGATAATTGCCTTCACATCGGTTATTCCGGGGAATATGGGCGATACGAAACACACAGTACGGATGCCCGCCTCATAGACCTGACGCATCGCTTTCAGGCGACGTTCTATGCTCACGGCATTGTCCATATCCGCACAAAAACGCTCGTCAAGCGTATTGACCGACCATGACACCGTTACTTTGGGAAGCTGCTTCAACAGGTCGAGGTCGCGCAGGACAAGGTCGGATTTAGTGCATATCATAATCTCGGCGTTGCTCCCACGCAGCTCTTCGAGCAGCCTGTGGGTACGGCAAAATTGCTCCTCATACGGGTTGTAACCATCCGTCACGGAACCTATCACAATGCGCTCTCCGTCATATTTGTGCGGATTGGCTATCGGTTTCCAGTTCTTCACGTCCAGAAATGCACCCCACGGTTCTGTATGCCCGGTGAATCGTTTCATAAACGATGCGTAGCAATACTTACAGGCGTGGGGACAGCCCACGTAAGGGTTGACC